GTTTAAGGGCGGTGTCATTCGGTATTGCACCTCCTTCTTCTATCCATTGTTTCATTAACCACCACATCTCAGTCCTACGGTTGATGTACTGTTCTGGTTTGGTTGCCTTACCTCCAAATGGTATTTCGATTACGTCATACGATAGTTGTCTTAGTCTGTCGATTACTCCACTACCTGCACCTGCATCACAGAACACTGCATCTGGGTTATGTTCCTCAATTAGGTTGGCTACTCTTGCTGCTAGATCCATGTTATCTATACCTCGATAGACGATAGGTTTATAACCTTGTTTTCCCTGCCTACGGAATACTACAGATCTGTCATCACCAAACCTTGCAGGGTCTATACCTAGCACTACAGGTGACATCTTTACATGGTCTGATTGGTATGTTCTTTTGGCTGCGTCTTCGGTATCTGCTAAAGCTATAAGTTGGTCATCACCTGCTGCACTGAAGTCACATAAATATTCCCTTGCAAATGATGTCTCACTCATGTCTCGCTTGAGACGTGTTACTTCATCAGGGTGAATACTTTCTGTGTCGTATACCGTATACCTTGCTGCTGACCAATCCTTGGGTTCTTCTAATGCCTTGTAATACAGTTCTGAAAATAAGTTAATTCCACTAGGGGTTGAGATAAAAATAGCCCATCCTAGACGGTCTGAGAGTGCAGGCTGACATACATCAATCCAGAGTTCTTTCTTTATTTGACTAACCTCATCTAATACCAGACCATCAAGTCTGACCCCTCGCAACGCATCATATCGGTCACCTCCAAATAGACGAATGATTGCACCATTGTGCAGAAATTTAACGCTTAGTTCTGATTGGTTTATTTCAATAGCATTTGCTCTACGCAATGGTTCTAGTTTTTCTAAGAGCCGTAACCAAGCTATGCTTTTGCTTTGACTAAGGTAGGGCGAGACGTAGCAAAACAAACCTAAATCTTTATCAAATTTAATCGCTTTATCTATTAATTCGAGCAAACTAAGTTCAGTCTTGCCAGAGCGTCTGTGGAGTGCCAGAACTTTGAATCTTGCTTGTGTTAAATGAGCTTCACGCTGCCATGCTCTAGGGGTGTAATCAAGGGTAATGCTGCTCATCCTTGAGGTACGCCAGTACTGATAGTCAGGTTAATATTTGCTTCCCCTTCCACCCCAAGCTTTTCACCGAACCTTTTCGGATTGAACTTAGATAGCATTTTAAACCTAGTTTCAACCCTGTTCTTCTGCCAGTTTATAAACGCTGGATCTATCCTCTCATTGCCATCAGAGCCGCACATAGTAGGAGGAGTATCAATTAGCTCTAGACATTCCTCAAACAGAATCTCACACCCTGTATCTCTCGCACGTGCGAAGGCTGAACGAAACTCCTCATCTTTCTCCAACCATTTATAAATAGTCCTCCATTGAACATTACCTTTTTGCCTACAATATTCTCTTAAAGTTTTACCGTGAGCAATCCATTCACAAATTCTGGAACTTTCAACAGGATCAACTTTCTCTATAGGTCTTCCTAGTTTTGTAGATTGTTTTCCATCTATCTGGTGTCTGACAGCGAGATTCGTAGCGGCAGATTTTTCCAATAGTTTCCCTCCTTATGTTATGTGATGAGAAAATGGTTGAGAGAGTACCGTATCCTAAATTATAAGTTTCTCTTAAATCTAAGATAGCTTGGATAATGTACTCAGGAATTCTAGCGTGATGATGAAATTCCCCGATTCTGTAACCGTCCTCATTAACTGGAATATACTCTCTAGTAGTTTGAGTAATTACAGCCATTAAAAAAATAAATAAAATTACTCATAATATAGAGAAATAAAGAGAATATCGCAACATCCAAAATTAATTACTTGACATATGGTGCATTAACTGCAACACTATAAGTATCGGTGGTCGAGCCGATTTGTTCCCTAACTAATTTAATTAACTACAGCAAATGACACAAACAACTACAGCTACAGACAGAAAAGAGTTCCTTAAGCGTCAGATTGACTGCGTAACTCAATACGTCAAAGAAGACAAAGAGACAACTTCAGAATTTTATTACGAGTTTATGAAAGGTTGTGAGCCTACACCTGCTGATTACGAAGCAGTATGCGAGCCACTTTACCAAACACTTACACCGGCCAAAGATTCTTTTGATTGGAGAAATGATTTCAAAGTAAGAGCAGGTAAGCCACAAAGACGCAGAGGTGTTTATGCACCAACAGGTGAAAAACGTATTTACGATACTAATCTTATCTGGAATGTCAGTTTACATTTATGTGATGGCAAGTATGTAGGTATCAATGCAGGTTCAATGATTTGTAACAGCTACAGCAAAGAACAGAGAATGGCTAACCACAGAATGTACAACCTTAGACCAGTTGCACATGGTGACAAAGTTATTATCAACAATGAGTTTTACATAGCCAAGGTCAACGGCCATTACTCAAACTGCATCGAGTTTCACAAAGCAGAGGTCAACTAATGACCTTTGCACTTTTTCCTTATTTACTTTTATTCCTAATCCTTATTTAACAATGACCAGTACAAAAACAGTTAAAGCATTTGACAAAATCCAAGACCTACAATGGGCTTCTGAAAATTGGCTAGACAATAGTCCTTATGACTTGTTCAAGCAAATTATTACAACTAAAGGTTTTGGTCATAAAGATTTACTAGCAATTGGTGAAGCTTTATTAGTCTTTGGACAAGATGATGTAGACAAATCAAGAGTAGAAACTTATTTATCTACATTGGATGAATTGGACAATCTTTACAACAATGATTACGACAAGTATGAACAAAGAAGTAAAGAAACAGGCATTAGTCTTACTTAGGAAAATAAATTATGAAATTGAAAAAAACAAGAAAAGCAAGAAATTGCTACTCATGTAAATCCTCTATATCAAAAGGGGATTTATACGGCCAAAAAAGCATTGCTTTAGGTTCTAAAATAAACGGCCAATCTGAAACTGCCGAAAGTATGTATACTGTCGTTCATCAAATGAGAATTCCAGTTGATATGTGCCAAGCTTGCCTAGAGGGTTAACCACCCTCTTTTTTTTGCCCAATTACTTGATTAAATGTTGCATTTATGGCAATATATAGATATGGAATCAACTATTAAAACCCCCTACGAACTAGTAATTTCTGAATTTGGCGGTGTCCGTGAATTGGCACGTCAGGTTGGAAGGGATGCAGGTTCTGTTAGCAAGTGGAAAAAGCAGGGAACAATCCCTACCTCCATTCAGAAAAAAGTATTAGAAAAAGCATGGGATTTAGGATATCAAATTTCAGCCCATGAGCTTATTTTTGGAAAAGAATAATGAATTGCTATTGGTGCGGTGCTGAATTGATTACAGGTACTGATATGGATACTGATGCATCAATGCATAAACTTTTTTATGATAAGTATTCAGTAATGACCAATTTAACTTGTAGTAAATGTGATTCAGAAGTATATATTTTAAAAAAACGAGATGCCTACGATTAACTAATATTTGCCAAGTGTTGCATTATGTGATACACTGGTTGTGAGCAGGTAACTGTCTCATTTTCGTCACTTACAATTTTTTAATTACAAAACGAATGACAATTTCATTTCCAAAAAGTTCACATCCAACAGGACTGCACTTTTTTACACGCAACCCACATCCTAAAAAGGAAGACCACGGTGATTGCGGAGTCAGAGCTTTATCTTTAGCGACTGATACTGAATACAGGTTTGTCAAGCATTATGCTGATGACGCAATAGCTCAAAGACATGATGGTGATGAGCCTGTTTGGGGCTACAAAAGATATCAGACTTCATACGGTGGCATAACTCGCCAAGAGATGACCACAACTCTTAACGACATGGCAAAATCTGATCGCAAACTATACGATTGGATTTACGTTTCATACAAAACTGTTTTTCATAAAGACAACTTGCCTGAGGTTTGCATTGCTGACCAAGACAATCACGTTGTCTGCGTTAAGGATGGTGCTATTTATGACAGTTGGGATTCCAGAGGTAAGACCAAAAAACTAAAAAAGGTTATAGGTGTTTGGTGTCATAGAGATATGTGGCAAAAGTTCATGAACAAACACAATCGTGATTTAAGAGCAGCAGGTGTAGTCAAATGACTATTACCCAGAAATTAAAAAGGTTGGACTATTTGTCCAGCCTTCCTTATTCTGCTCACACTCCAGAAATGTGGGATGAAGAACTAAGACTCGAATGCGAGTTAGACCACCTTAACCAATTAGACAAATGACCTCATACGAAGTAAGAGTTGTTGTAAGTCAAGCTGACTATTACCACGTTGATGCTCCAAACAAGGAAACAGCATTAGACATGATACGCAAAAGCTTAACAACCGACAAAGTTACCTACGGCAAAAAGGTAGATACTATTAAACATAATCCAGAAGTTACTTACGCTTTGGAATTAGATGAAAAAGGAGAGGTAACTTACCAATGACCACATTTATAGTCTGGGTGTGTTTAGTCACACTCATTTATATCTTTCTTAAAAACACTATCAACCATTATTGAAATGAGGAAACATACAATCACCGTCTACACCAATGACGAGTATTCTCTTTACGACATTCTTAATGAAGTCAGATCTGAGATAGACCGTAAAGTTTTCAGTAGAGATAACATCAAACAAAGAAAATTTTCTGGCTCACATGAAATAGAAAAGTCTACTGATAGTCCTACTTGGAAGTACTTTGGTCATTACGAAACAGTTGCATCATGGGAGTCTAATGTTGTTCCAGATGACGAGTTTATTAAATTCCAAAAGGAGTTTAAATAATGCCAAAGACAACATCACAAAGTGCCAAAGTTCTCTACCACCTAGAGAACTACGGCTCACTAACTGCTATCGAAGCGTTAGAACTATTTGCTTGTTTCAGACTTGCTGCCAGAATTAATGATCTTAAGGAAGCAGGGCATGACATCCAAATGGAAATGAAAAAAATGAAGAACGGCAAAAAGATTGCTGTTTATTCTTTACCTAAAATCCAAAAACAAGGAGAACTAAAACTATGACCGCTGTTGAATACCCGATTACCGATAAGCAATCGTGGTTAGAAAATCGTTTGCTAGATGTCACCTCAACTGAGGTATCAGCATTGTTTGATCTAAACCCATACCAAACAGAGTTTGAACTCTATCACCAGAAAAAAGATAAAGTCGTTATTAACATTGATGACAATGAACGCATGGCATGGGGCAGACGTTTAGAAGATTCAATTGCACTTGAGTTTGCAGAACGCAACAAACTATCAGTTGAACCTTTTGATGTTTATATGCGTAACCCACAAACTAGAATGGGTAGTTCTTTTGATTACAAAATTACAAGCGAAAAAGAACCCGCCATTTTAGAAATTAAAAATGTGGATGGGTTGGCATATCGCAAGAACTGGATTGAACATGATGAACACAACATCGAACCGCCAGAACATATTGCTTTGCAGCTACAACATCAGTTAGAAATTACTGGATTTGATGTTGGCTACATAGTTGCACTTGTTGGTGGCAACACAATGAAAGTTGTTCGCAGTAAAAGAGATCCAAGGATTGGCAAACTTTTAACTGATAAAGTACAAAATTTTTGGGAAAAAATTAAATTAGGTGTTGTTCCTGACATTGACTACACCAAAGATTCACAGTTCATAATGAAAAATTTATGTAACCAAGCAGATGATGGTTTAGTTCTTAAATCAGACGAGGACATGGACAAATTAGTTGATGAATACAACTCAATCAACAAGGAATATCATTTGTTAGGCAAAACAAAAGATGCAATCAAAGCAGAAATTTTAAATAAAAGCGGAGGTGCATCTAAAATTATTTCTAACTACGGAACAGTTTCTTGTTCTATGTCCAAGGCCAGCAAAGGCAAACTAATCACACCAGAAATGGTCGGCACATACATCAACCCTCGTAAGAGTTACCGTATGTTTCGTTTCAATCAACCAAAAGGAATTTAAAAATGACCTCATCAATCACACCACTTGTAGCCATGCAAGGAACACTTGAAAAAATGGCAGACAAATTTACAGAAGCTTTGCCAAGGCAAATGGATGTAAACAAATTTATTAGTGTTGCTAAGTTAACGCTAAATAAAAACCCAAGATTGCTACAAGCAGACAAAACAAGCTTGATGCAAACCTTTATGAAGGCAGCACAAGATGGATTGTATCTGGATGGCAAAGAAGCAGCAGCCGTTCAGTATGGACAGTCGGTTCAATACATTCCTATGGTCGAGGGAATTATCAAGGTTTTACATAACAGCGGATTAATAAAAACTATTTCTGCTGAAGTTGTATACGAAAATGATTTCTTTGATTACGAACTAGGAACTGCACCAAAGATTACCCACAAGCCATTGATAGTTGGTGACAGGGGCAAACCAATGTGTGTTTATGCTGTTGCGATAACCACTAATGACGGTGAGTATTACGAAGTAATGAACATGGATCAGATAAACCAATGCCGTCAGGTATCAAAAGCTAGTTCATCGCCACATTCTCCTTGGGTTAAATGGTTTGACCAGATGGCAAAGAAAACTGTTATTCATAGAATTGCAAAACGACTACCAAAAAATGATGCAATTAGTTCTGTTGTGACAGTAGATGATGAACCTAATTTCCAACAGGCAGTAAACGTCACTCCTTCAGAACCAAAAGATTCTTTATCAAGATTAAGAGATTCAATTGGTATGGAAGGTAAGGATGTAGAACAAGCAGCTAATGATCTGCTAGAAAAATACAACAAAGAGGAATAATGCATTTTTATTCCTTTAACATTGGCGATTACATAAGCCACACTAAACACTTATCTGATATGGAGGATCTAGCATACCGAAGATTGCTAGACCTCTACTATCTACATGAACGGA